AAGATTAGTATTATCAGCAATGTTTAAGTAATAACCTTCAAACTTTTGATTAACTGTAGTTTTTGCTGTATTTAAAACTATAATACCAGCCTTAGCCAACGTAGCTAATTGAGTTGCTGTTGTTGATTGAGTATTATCTACTTCAAAACTACCTGGTATACCTGGGGTATCACTCCATTGAAAAGCAGAGTCGTCTATAATTGCTGTATATTGCTCTTGTGTTAATGAAAGGAATGTTGGTTTACCGACACAATATATAATATCATCCCCTGCTGAAGCTGGGCTGAATTGAGTTTCGGTTTGACCACCTTGTTGATCAATATTAGCTGACAAATAACTGTTTACGGTACCACTTAATGCATCAAATGCTGTTTGATTAATAGGTACAACCGGGTAAACAGTCGCAAAATAATTGTTTGAAAACCCAGAACCTAAATTTTCACCATATGGTAATCTGTTTACCAAAATATTGGCTCTGCTTTTAAAAGATTCTGCTACTGTATGGTAGAAATATCTTTCTGCTGGGTTAGTTGGGGCCCCATAAATCTGAGTGAATTCTGATAAACTGGATACCTGTACAATTTCATCATTTGGTCCGTCAGGAGAGAAACCTGTAATGAAAATATTTGTACCTATTTTGTCTGCTGGACGCAAGGACAAATCTACTTCATTAATTTCTACACCAGGACTTTGTATAGTTCTTCGTGCCATATCGATATTTATGCATTTTTAGATATAAAAGTCTAAAATGCACCTTTTTAATAAATATGTCAAACTTGAAGAAGCTTAACCGTAAACTGACTGTAAGCCAAGGTAAATGACGACTCAATTTCGTCGGGGTCTCTGTATGAATAACTAATTCCCCCGATCCTGGTAGGGAATCCCTTTGAAAAATCAAATTGAACTACCTTTTTGTTGTATTCATCTAAACCATAAATGGTAAAATTGGCCATATACAAATCTTCAACAACCATTCCTGGTTTATAATCTTTACTCGCGTCAAAATAACCTGCATAATCATCTTGCAATTTATTCAACCACGAATAAATGAACCAATAGTTGCTAAATCTATTATCAATTGTGAAATTTATATCAATTGGTGGGTAAGTTGGGCGATTATGACTAGTAATGTGTAAATTCTGACCGCTATAGCGTGTTTCCACTTCAGGTACACTAACTTCTGGTATAACACTACCGTAAATTGAAAATTGCACCGAGTCTGGGTTAACAAACTTGTTATCTCTCACCGTTTTTGATATATCATCCCGTAATACCTTTGGTGTAGGTATAACAAGGACAAATTTATCCTTTCTTTCCTTGTTAAACGGTGATTGTGAGTATGTAGTCATTGAATATATTTAAACTAACCATGAGTTAGCAGCAGGAGTAAACGATCTATGAGTTTGAAAGTCACCTACCGGCGTCCAACCATTCTGTTTCATCCAATCTAACTCAGAATTATCATCTGACCCGGTTTTTTCTGTAAAGACTATTGTATCAACCTGGTCAGTTTCGTCTTCTTCACCCCAGCTAAACAACTTTTTGTTAAGATTTGTACCGTAATCATAGTCATAACGTCTGATTTCAGCAGGTCTACCGTTGGAATCAAACCGCAACACGTCAAAATACCGTCTAATAAGGTCGTTATCTAATATTAATAGAGCCCAACCAAGGGACATAACACGGTCATCCATCATATCTATACCAGGCTTAGCAGCCCACTTACCATTAGGATATTTTATGAAGTTTTTAATCTCTACTAATGTTTCTAACTCACGAATATTAACTGCTTGTAGTTCATTTACGAAATATCTCATGTTCATCACACATCTATACTTGGTATTTGTGTGAGATATAACGCCTAACCTGTTATTTTTAGCTTTTCCTTGTCCTGCTTCAAATGAAACTATGTTACCATAACGTAAAGTATGATATAAATGATCAACTACCTGGGCTCCACAGCTATTTCTTTCAATTAATGCTGGGGGACTACCCCATTGTAACAGAATTTCATGTAATTTACTGGTAAAGTTAAAGGGATTTATGGTATTACTCCAATATGTGGCTACTTGCTCTATATTATTAAGGTCTTTTAAGTCTAATATTTGAATTACACTAGCATTTTGGTGTACACCTTCAGCAATATCAACACCTGCTACATATACCCCGTTGTCATCCGGTTGTCTCCAAATTTTGTAATTGTTTTCCTCCATTACAATCTTTGGTTTTTGACAATTTACCTTTAAAGCTTCGAATAACTCTTCATTTATAGCTAATTCACCAGAAGATATGAATTCACACCCGAACTCTTGGTTAAATGCTTCTTCACTACCAATAGTACGCATGGTTTCGTACCTCCACTGTTCATCTCTACCAGGAACCTCATGCCATAAGATTTTATCGTAACCCCAACCGTTTTTATATTCAATAGCACCATTCCAAATCTTGTAAAACAGGTTATCTGTACCGTTTGCGGTAGATGCTATAAAGATTTTAGACTTTTTCGATGATGAAATTACAGGGAAAACAGATTTCCAAAACTGATCCACCAAGTGAGGTTCAATAAATGCTAACTCGTCTAGTACTAGCACGTTAATAGATTGACCACGAGCAGCTGTTCCTGTTGTGGTACTAATACCTATTGATGTACCGTTAGTTAATTTCAACGATTCTTTACCATATTCAGTAACACCAGGCTTTAACCAGTTAGGTAACTCTTCATATGCCATTCGAATACGTGAAAATATCTCTTTTGCAGTACCTTCTTTGTTAGCAACAATAAGAATACGTTGATCATTATTAAAACAAGCATGCCATAATGTGTAAATTGTCATCATGGTCGTTTTTCCTATCTGTCTTGAGGCAAGTAATATAAAGAAACGATTATCTCTCATACCCCTTAGTGCTCTTTTCTGGCAAGAGTGTAGACCAATCTTTTCACGACCACGATCTAGGTTAACAATAAAGAAGAAATTTTCTGCGAAGTAAAGAAGGTTTTGTTTTGCCTTCTTCAAATCTTTAATCATTGCCGGTGTCCACTCAAACTGAGTATTCTCTGTAGGCAAGTTAGGATTACCCAAATAAAAATCACGGGTAGGTTTCATATACTGTTATTTAACTAAAAAATGAATAAATATAGACATGAATCGTAAAAGAGACTTAGAAAATTTGTCAAAATTATACGAAAGCTTTAGTGAAGATGAACAATCAAGTGCATTTGGTCAAGAAATGGCTGATAAAGCTGAAGATCAAAACCCAGTTCAGAATTACGAAGACGAAGAAGTAAAATTTCAAGTGGGTGATAAGGTAAAAGTTAACGCTGGTAGAAGTTTAAATGATTTACGCTCTGGTAGATACGGTACTCAAGATTTATATATGTATGGTACTATTGCCTATATTGATGACGATAATGTACAGATCGATACCAACCACGGTACAATGGAAGTCGATATTAATTCCATAGAACATGATGAAGAAGCTGAAGATTTAGGCCCTAATCAACAACCTGAAAGTTGGGGTGATGAAGCCATGGGTGATGAACAACCAGGCGAAACATCTATGAGATTTTCTCAAGATACACCTGATGATCCTGCTTCGGGTGGTAGTCCTAACATTGATGATCCAGATGAAGAAGAATATGACGACCCTTATTATAATAGAGAAGAAGATTTAAGAAGTAGAGGTATTGATCCTGATGCAGAAGATCCTGATGCCGATGAAAAAGGCAAAGAAGAAAGAAATAGAGAAGAAGATCAGGAAGATGATAATGCTTTTCCAGAAGATAAATCATACTATGATAACGAAGATGAAGAAATGTCTTTAGAAGATGCTATTAAAGTAATTAGAAAGCATATTGAGGCCAAAGCTAAGTATGGTGATGATTATGATATTGAGGATGAAACACTCAATTTTGGTGATAGAGAAAAAGCGATGAAAGTTTGGGTTAAGAATTTTCATAAAAAAATGAAAGCTGGTAAAAAAGATGAAGATGAATTAGGTCAAGCTATGGCTTATAAGAAAATTACCGGTAATGAAGTTAAAAAAGAGTCATTTAACTCACATGGTGATAGAGATATGTCTTTATTAGCAGAAAAATACTTAAATATTAAAAATCATGAATAGAAAAAGAGATCTTATTCAAATTGAAGAAGCGTACGCTGCAGTAGCAGGTAACCCACCTGGTAAAGCAGCTGCTAAACAACAATTAAAGCCAGGTAAAGCAATAGATAAAACTTATGCTGCAGCTTCTAAAGGTATTAAAAACATTCCAGTTGGTAATGATGCAAGTACTCAAGGCTTTGTACATGACAATTCTGGACCTAAGGGGGCTGATAATTTTAAAAGTACTGAATTAGACCCAGACAACCCAGCTATTGGAGATGACAATGCTTTTGATATTAAACAAAGCTCTGATGAAGGAGCAGATACATA